TCCGGGGATTCAGGTCAGAGAATTTGACCTAACTACTGTCGTCCCTGCAGTAGCTACAACCGAGGGGGCAATAGCTGGTGCCTTTTCTTGGGGTCCAATTGAAGAGAGAGTTTTAATTAGCAGCGAGAGAGAATTAGTTCAGAAGTTTGGTGAACCTACCGAATCAAACTTTGAAACTTTTTTCACGGCTGCATCTTTCTTAGCATACGGTAATCAACTTTACGTATCTAGAGCTATTGATAACACAGCAACAAACGCAACAGCAAATGTTGGCGTAGTTGCAAACACAATGATTCGTAATGACGATCATTACGAATCTTTAACATTTAGTGATACTGATCTTTTGTATATTGCAAAATATCCGGGTACTAGAGGTAATAGCCTTAGTATCTCTGTTTGTGATTCCGCAGATGCGTATTCTAACAACCACACAAACTCTGATGCAGATACATCAGTATCATTGAAGTTCACGACTGGTGCTAATACAGCAAATCTTGATATTACAAACAACGTTGATGGTTTCTCGACAGCAAACTCTGAAATGAATACAATCAGAGGTAAACTTAATGTTGGTGATCTGCTTGAAATTGGTAACACGACAATTGGTACGCAGTTTATCAGAATTGAAGGTATTTCTGATGCTTCAAGAATCGGAACTTCAAACACGTATACAACTTCCATTCGTCTTTCTGAAAGACTTGCTTTGATTCATGACGGTTCGAACTTTACAATGGATACGGTAAAGAGAAGATGGGGTTATTTTAATCTTTTCGATTCTGCTCCGGGAACCTCCAATTATGTAGCTGATAGAAATAACGCTGGCAATGAAGCTGGTGACGAACTTCATATTGCTGTTATTGACGAAGATGGTGCTATTACTGGTCAGAAAAGATCTGTAATTGAAAGATTCTCTAATGTGTCTAGAGCGACTGATGCCAAAAACCCAGAAGGCTCTACGAACTACTACAAGACAGTTATCAATAATCAGTCTGATTGGGTTTGGTGGGCTAATGATAGATCTGGTGCAGCATCTGCCGCTGCAGACAGTATTGTGGCATCTACAAATGAAGATCCTCTGTATCTTTCCTTTGTTCAAGGAAGCGGTGAAGGAGATGAAAGTACAATCTCATTAGGCTCGTTGCAGTCTGCTGCAGATTTCTTCCAAGATCCTGAAAAGGTTGACATTTCAATTATCATGCAAGGTAAAGCAAGAGGTGGCACAAACGGCACTCTGTTTGCTAACTATTTGATTGATAATATTGCAGAGAAAAGACTTGATTGTGTTGTAACTATTTCACCAGAAAGAGCTGACGTAGTAAACAACAGAATTGATCCTCTGAATGATGTTGATACGTTTAGAAATACTTTAAGATCTTCTTCTTATGGTATTATGGATTCTGGATATAAGTACATGTATGACAAGTACAACGATGTGTTCAGACATGTTCCGCTTAACGGCGACATTGCTGGTTTAATGGTTAGAACCGACAACCAGAGAGAGCCTTGGTACTCTCCTGCCGGATTTAACAGAGGGGAAATTAAAAATATTGTAAGACTTTCTTACAATCCTGATCAGGCTGATAGAGACGTTCTTTATCGTTCTGATATTAACCCTGTTGTTAAGTTCAAGAATCAAGGAAACATTCTTTTTGGTGATAAGACACTTCTTGGAAGACCATCTGCGTTTAGTAGAATTAATGTGAGAAGACTGTTTATTGTTCTTGAAAAGGCTATCTCAACTGCGGCTAAATTTACACTGTTCGAATTGAACGATGAGTTCACTAGAGCGCAATTTGTTTCGATGGTTGAGCCTTTCTTAAGAACAGTTCAAGGTCGTAGAGGTATTACAGACTTTAGAGTTGTTTGTGATGAGACCAATAACACACCAGAAATTATCGACAGAAATGAGTTTGTTGGTGATATCTACATCAAACCAGCAAGATCCATCAATTTCATCAGACTTAACTTTGTTGCGGTGAGAACCGGAGTAGCGTTTGAAGAAATTGCAGGTAAATTCGGAGGATAAAGTAAATGGCTTTTAATATTAACTCGTTTAGAGAAGAATTAGAGTTTGGTGGGGCAAGAGCCTCACTATTCTCCATCGAACTTCAAAATCCTGTAGATCAAAGAGGTGATGACAAAATTCGTTTTATGGCTAGAGCTACAGCTATTCCAACATCTTCCATCGGTTTTTCTGAAGTCCCTTACTTCGGTAGAACCATTAAAGTTGCTGGTCAAAGACGATATGATGATTGGTTGATTACAGTTATCAACGATGAAGACTTTGCAGTTAGACATGCACTTGAAGCTTGGCACAACTCTTTGAATTCTCATGAGCCGAACCTAAGAGACGGTACTTATGACCGTCCAGAGGCTTATAAAAGAGATGGTTCTGTGATTCAGTATTCTAAATCTGGTGACATTTTGAGAAAGTACAAGTTTGTTGGTTGTTTTCCATCTGACATTACTGCAATTGGTCTTGATTGGGCGCAATCTGATGTTATTGAAGAGTTTCAAGTAAACTTTAAGTATGACTACTGGTTGTTAGACGAAGCAAGAAGTGTTAGAACTACAACCAATGGTCCAGAGCAAGTTGGAGCTTTGGTGGCTGAAGGTAGAGCGCTTTAAAATAAGGTATAGTTAATGGAAATTTTTGGTTTTAATATTAGTCGAGTTCAAAAAGAACAAGAAGAGACTAAAACAGTACGTACATTTACTCAGCCGGAATTTGACGATGGTTCTATCAGCGTCAGTACTGGTGGGTTCTATGGATCTTACGTTGACCTTGATGGTTCAGTAAGAAATGATGTTGAATTAATCAATAGATATAGAGACATGGCAATGCAGCCTGAAGTAGAGGTTGCTATTGATGACATTATTAATGAAGTGATTAATCCAGATGAAGCTGGTGACACACTAAAAGTTTCCCTTGACAAGGTTGGAGTGGGAACTCCTCTTAAAAATCTGATTTACACGGAGTTTGAGAAGGTTGTTGATCTTCTTGAATTCCGTGAAAAATCTTATGAGATGTTTAGAAAATGGTATGTGGATGGAAGACTCTACTACCACGTCGTTATTGATGAAAAAGATCCTTCTTTAGGAATTCAAGAACTTAGATACGTTGATCCGAGAAAGATCAAGAAGGTTGTTGAATTTGAAGAAGTCAAGGATCCAAAAACTAAGGCATCTGAAAAGAAAATCAAAAACGAATACTTCATGTATAACAATGATGGTTTTCTTGGTTCTAATGTTTCAGCAATGCCTCAGACTGCAGCTACAATTAAGATTGCAAAAGACTCTATCATTTACTGTGATTCAGGAATCAATGATAGAGCAAATAAAATGGTTCTCTCTCATCTACACAAAGCAATTAAGCCTGTAAATCAGCTTAGAGCTTTGGAAGATGCTGCAGTCATTTACAGACTTGCAAGAGCGCCAGAAAGAAGAATTTTCTATATCGACGTAGGTAACTTGCCGAAGATGAAGGCAGAGCAATACCTCCGTGATATGATGATGAAACACAAGAACAAATTAGTATATGACGCAAGTTCTGGTGAGATTAAAGATGACCGTAAGTTTATGACCATGCTGGAAGACTACTGGCTTCCTAGAAGAGAAGGTGGTCGAGGAACTGAAATCGGTACACTTCCCGGTGGCAACAACTTAGGTCAGATGGAAGACATTCTTTACTTCCAAAAGAAACTCTACAGAGCTTTGAACGTCCCAACTTCCAGAATGGAAGCTGAAGTATCTTACACACTTGGTAGAGCTTCTGAAATTAATAGAGACGAAGTTAAATTTCACAAGTTTGTGAAACGTCTGAGAGTAAAGTTCAACGAGTTTATCTACACCTGTCTGAAAACACAGCTTGTTCTCAAAGGTATCATGAACACCACTGAGTTTAACTCGATCAAAAAAGATATCTTGATTAGATATAATGAAAATAATTTCTACACAGAGTTAAAAGAAAACGAAATCTTTAGAGAAAGACTTATGACTCTGAGAGAAGCTGAACAGTATAATGGTAAATACTTTTCTACAGATTACATTAAGAAAAATATTTTGAGACAGACAAATGCTGATGTTCAAAAAATTGCTATGGAAAATATGCAAGAATTTCAGATGCAACAACAAAACTCTTCTAAAGAAGAAGAATAAATAAAGGAAACTAAGGAGAACCCTGATGAGCAATGCAAAAAACATTATTCACTACATTGCTGAAGATAATTTAGATGGTGCTTTGACAGCCTTTAAAGGTGCAATGTCTGAAAAGCTTGTAGAAAGTATTGACACCAGAACTAATGAAATTCAGCAAGAGATTGCAGAACAATACCCTGATATCTTTGATTCTGAAGCAGACAAAGATTTCGTAGCTATGCATACCGGAGACGTTGTTGATCCAGAAGGTACGGCTGAAGATCCTGCTGCTGAAATTGAGCCAGAAGAAGGCCACAGAGAAGCTGACTATGATGGTTCTGAAGATCAGGCCGTAAATGAAGATTACGATATCGAGGTTTAAAAATGGATCTACAAGAGAAAAAGAAGCTTTTGCTCGGAAAGGGCATGAAAACTGAGGATAAGTCTGAATTTACGTATGCTGCTGCAGAAGCAGCACTTGCTGATAAAAAGACATTCAAGTTTCAGGGAAAAACTTATCCTGTAAAAATGAGTAAAGATCAGGCTAAAGAAATTGTAAACGAATCGATTGTTGAAGAGTACTTAGATGAATCTAACGATCAATTAACTTCTTCTATCGAAAATTCTGATTTTTTTAAAGAGGGTACTATTTTTACGCCAAGACGTACAGGTGGTTATGAATTGGACAAAAGATATGAGTACCTAAACGTAAGAGGATGGGGCAACAATATAGGCGCTTTTGCTCACCCAAAGTATGAGACTAGATGGGGTGTGCCAAAAGGCACTCCTCTTTTTGCAGCAAAAGAAATGAAGAATGCTTTCAACAATATCTTGAGGGGTGATTCATCTAAAAGTAGATGGATTATTGAAGCCACTAAAACACCGAACAAGCCGAAAGACGGAAAGACTTATGCCCCTGAATTAGTTTCGGGCAATGGTGTTATTTTCAAATTAGATTCTGGTGATTTTTTTGAAGAGTCAAAAAAGCTTGCTGCTTCTCTTTTAGCAAATGGATTCAGAAAAATTAATTTTCTTGGTCAGTCTTTTGTTGTTGCGGGTTACACAGGCTCTGCAGGTAGTTATCATTTTGGATCTGACAAAAATGTTTCAAATAATAACAGACCTGCTCATCCTGTTTACGCTTTACATAAAGAAAACATTAATGGCAAGACTGCATTATTTCACGCTGATTCTTACACAGATTTTCAAGTAGCTCCTAATCAGGGAAGAGATTTTCCCTCTGAGTCTTCCAAGATCAACTTGTCTGGTCTTTCCGGTAAACTTTTAACTAAAATTCCTTACGGGAACGATTATTTCAAATACGAGATTTTTGGTGATAAAAATCCTTCGGCATTAGTTTCTAGCAATTTAACCAGTCTTTTTGGCGCAGCCAACAGTCATGAAGCGTCAAAGACATATTCTTATTCTCCGGGAATGGTTGAACTTTTCACGTATTATGGAATCATTAAAAAGGCAGATACTAAACCCACAAGCACTCAACCTACAACACCTTCCGGTGAAGATATTGGAGGCTTCAACCCTAATGTCACAGGTGACGTTCCTTCGACATCACCTGTCGATGATAATAAACCTGATCCAGTCAACCTTGGAAAGGATCTTCAAGATTGGAATAAAA